TGAAAATCTAAAATATTTCGTGGTACCGTCCAAATCTATCTTCTCCATCATTTCGGGGATGATAGACATACCGGCAGAAACCATCGTGTAGCGAGTATAGAGTATCTGATGAACTATCTTCTCGGCCGGTGTCATTTCAAAAGTCAACCGTTCTATGAAGGTAGAAGCATTGAAAGACTTTCCGCTACCACGCCCACCGGTGATAAGAATTATAAATTTTTCCTTATCCTCATATAATGGATGGTAAATTTCTTGGGGTACTATCATTTTAGCTTGTCTTTAATCCAGGAATCAATGTTGATGCCATGCTCTATGTCTGTTGGAATATCAGCATTTGCAATCTTTTGGTTTTCATCAGCAGGAGATTCACCGATAAGTTCTAATAAATACCTTATAGCGTTCAAATCTGCATCACCCACAGCTTTCGCTATGAGTTTTTTTATCATGGCATCCTTTACAATGTATTTCCGACCTTTATCATCTGTAGTTTCAGCATTCAACGCAGCAATGGCAAACTCTCTTGCGGTTTTCACAAGTTCCTTTTTCTGTCTTCTCGATTCAGCCGAAAGTCTTGCGAGTTCCTGCGCTCTCTCTGTGCTAATGCGTTTGCCTTTCTGCGTTAAATTCTGTTCGTTCGCCATTATTCTACCCCAAATTCTATTCTATCCATAAATTCTTTTCCATCAATGTATCGTTCTTCAAATCCATAACCGAACATCTTCATGAAATTAGCCCTTTCTGTTGGGCTATTAAAAGACAGCACGACATAGCTTAACATTCCGTTATCCTTTTCAAAGCTATTTTGGTTGCTAATTCTGTCTTTTATCTTTTGCACTTCATTGTGACGTACAATTTGATTTTCTTTTGAATCCTCATAAAAATTATTGGAACGGTTAATGTCTTTATTCTCTTTACCTTCTTTAGTAGCTTCATCTATGGCTGATAACGAATCGTCCAATATATCTTCCTTTCTCCAAATATCATCGTTAATAGAAAAGTCCAAGTCACCAATTCCAAGCATATTCAAATCGAAGTCATTCAGTCCGGCAAGGCTATAATCAATTCCATCAAGCATATCTTTTAACATATCTGAATCAAAATCGCCTTGTACGCTTCTGTTATTCATAAAGATATTCTGCTCTTTTTCAGTTTTTTCGTCCATGTGAACTACTTCAACACGAATCAAATAATCATTAGTTCTCGTGTCCGGATTGTATTTATTTACTTCATCTATCACTGAAATACGTTGATGACCAGAAACAAGGTTGCCAGTAACCTCATTCCATACAATACCACCAAGCAACCCTACACGCTTTAGGTTTGCTTTCAGGTTCTTTCTTGCTTCTTGTGTTATTTTGCGAGGATTGTAGTTAGCGAAGTTTATATCACTCCGCTGTATTTCTCTACTTTCCGGTTGAGTTATTTTGTTCTCTTTCATAATCGAATATTAATTTTTCGGAATATGGGAACTCTTTCAAAATGCGTTTATAATCATTGGGATATTTACTACGCATTAATAGCATCGTATTTAAATCAATAGTAAATCCTTGACTTATAGCGTTTGCATCATAGATAAAAGGTTGTATCAATCCACTTTGCCTAATATATTGAAGCACTTCTTTGTTTGTCCACAATGCAAGAGGATAAACCATGCCTTTATCTGTTACATAGCCGGTTTTAGCAAACTTCTTTAAACGCATCCGTTTCATATAGCCATCTACGCCTTTCATTCCGCTGAATCCGTACATGACGCCTGTCTCTTCTCTTACAAATTGTTCTATTTCACCAATCTTTCTCGGCTTTATAGAACTATCTGGTTCACGAAAAAAGCCCCAGAAATCGTAATAGTCACGCTGAAAATGTCTAATTTTGCGTACTTCTACATTTTTGTAATGATTTTCTGCCCATTTGATATAAGGCTGCACATGGTCTAAATTTGGTATGAGGTACATATAATAGCATATAACCTTATCAAATACACCTGCAAGCATATCCAATAAAGCTATACCGTCTTTACCACCGGCTGAATAAAACAACACAGCAGTGTCCGTTTTATCACGAACACTGCGTATTATCTGCATTGTAAGGGCATACTTGTTCATAGGCTAACCATTTGAACCATTTGCTCCACGAACCCCAAAGGCAACACGTAAGTCATACCGTCTTTGGTCTCTATTTCCTAACTGCGTTGTACCAGCTTCACCGCCACGTCTGGCAACCAATCTACCACCAGCCCCTGCACCGTTCATATTACGGCGCGGTCCCATTGTTCTGTTAATTCTTCTCCTTGTACTACCGACTCAGCTAATAAATTTTAAAATTAAACAATCAAACATTATCTGTACTAAGTATCTTACCCAAATGATACCATACTTGGCAAACAAGATATTCTTTGCCGTTTTCTTCAAATACTTGGTCGTTACCATCTTCATCTGTAAAAATGATAAATTCAGCACTCTTAACCTCCACCGTAAGACGTGGCGCATCTTTTCGTCTGCCATTTATAAGAACCAAAGCGTCATACTTTATTGGTACTACATCCACATCCTTATCATCATTTGGTATATCTTCTTGCCGTTTGTATCTTTTGCCATCGTGTTCAAAATATACATATCTTGTAACATTTGAGGGGTAAACATATCTATGTTCTATGTCTTGTTCACCTTTTAAGATAGATTGAAAACTATCTTTTTTAATCTGTAATGTTAATGCATTCATAATCGTGTCATTTTTTTAATTAATACTCAATAGTTGCGGGGGGCTGAATCGAACAACCGACCTTCACCAAGTCAAAGTGAAAAGCTACCACTGCTACACCCCGCGATAGTACCCCAAAGGTACTACCACAACCAAAGATAACGAAATATCTTCAATCGTTATACACAACAATCAGGTTATTGTTGTGAACTAAGCCATTTGTCCCGTCTTTCTCTGCACTGCTCTAAGGTAGGTGCACAACAAGAAAACAACTCACCGCTTTCAGTACGGTAGTCATACTGATACATTCTCATTCTCTTTCTGCCTAACTTCGTTGTGTAGGTAGTGTAATTCTCTTTACCGGGCTGGCATACGCTGCAACCGTTTTCGTTTATTGAGTTCATAATCATTTATATTTAAAGTTTCGCTTTCAATCTTTCTTCACTCGTATAAGCCACTACAAGCCCAGTTTCATCATGCTGTATGGTGATGTACTTTTCACCCCTCTCTATAGTAGAGAAGTCGTACGGCGTACATAGCTTACCCAACACTTTGCCCAGTTGTTTCATCAGTGGGGCTTCAGGGCTGATAACTAAAACTAAATCTGCTTTCATAATCGTGTATATTGTGGTAGCCCGAAGGCTACCGGATTAAACTTAGAATTTCTCTATTTTAAGATTGTCGTTAATGACGAACATACGTCCACACTCTAAAATCACGTGGGTATCTGTAATTCGCTTGATTACTCTTACTACATCATCGTGCGATATGCGTGGCGTACCGTCTGCATGACAGCCATTAGACAAATCACCTGATACTCTATATCTCAAACCTACTGTAACTTCATTTACGTTCATAATCTTATATATTGCGCAGGGCTTTTACCCTGCTGGTTAAACTTATAATATCGTAATCTCTTTGTTGCCTATCTCTGTATCTACATTCAGAACCTCGTACTTTTGAGCCTTGTAGTTATAAACAACTTCACAGGTATTGAAGCCTCTGCCATCTTCTCTTTGGTCATAAACAGTATTTATATGCTGATACATTTTATTGCCTAACATGAAGTTTATCTTACCTGATGTACAGAAGTAGAATGCTACTGCATACTTCAATGTTTTCTTTTCATCAATCTTCTTTGTTACCATGATCGTATATTTAAGCGTTAATACCAATTGTGTTTCTCATAAAGTCACTTGCTTGCTCTACTGACATACCCAGCTTCTTTTGAATCAAAATGAGCATACAGCTTACTTGTTCTTTTGTGTTCAAATTGCCTTGTACAAACTCTGACATGATGAACTTCTCTATTGTTCTTTGTTTAATTACTGATGCTGCCATAATCGTATATCTTTTAATTGTTATTACTTCTTGTTTGATGATGCAAATGTATGGGTTTATAATTACACTTCAAATAGAATAAAGATAAAAATGTAGCTATTTAATAAACATTAGCAAAAACACAATTGTAAGGGTATACAATTACATATTTATTAATAAATCAATCTTCTTGATGCAATAAACAGCTACTTTTATTGCATTATTGATTTTATCATATTATATTTGTTCCGTTTATTATAATATACATTTGAAATGGATATAAAAAGCATCATTAAAGAAAAGGGCTACACCATTCAGGATGTAGCAAAAAAGATGGGTGTAAATAGAGTAACTCTTACTCTTACCTTACAAGGAAATCCCACCTACAAAAAGTTGAAAGAGATAGCCGACGCCATTGATTGCAATATAGTTGACTTCTTCCGAGACGAAACAAATAACTCTTCCACTTGTAAAGGAGAAGATAGTGAACTCACCGCCCTTATCCAGTATAAAGAAAACTTCTACAAAGCCGATACGATAGAGGAGCTAAAGAAAATTGTGGCTGAGATTGAAGAAAAACAGTAAATCACTTGTTCTGCAACTGTAAAATAGTTACATTTGCATAAACCATTAAATTATGGGTACAAAAGAGAAGTTGATAGAACGCTTTAAAAGCCAGCCAAAAGATTTTAATTGGGATGAGCTTGTACGCTTGTTCTCCATTTTCGGATATAAGATAGATAACAAAGGAAAAACAAGTGGGTCACGTGTCATTTTCGCAAAAGGGGAAAGCTCGTACACTGCGCATAAGCCACATCCAGGAAGTATCGTAAAAGGGTATGTAATGAAACAAGTATTTGAATTTCTGACTAAAAATAAATTAATATGAAAACATTGACTTACAAAGGTTACATAGGAAGTATTGAGATAAGCGATGAAGATAATTGCCTATTTGGAAAAGTCCTTGATTTGCCAAAAGATACAATGATTTCGTATGAAGGTGAAACTGTATCTGAATTGAAAGAGGATTTTAAAGGAGCTGTGGATGATTATATAGCATATTGTAAGGAAGCCGGAATTACACCGCGTAAAAGTTATTCTGGTTCCCTGAACATACGAATTTCCCCAGAGGTACATAGCAAAATTGCCATTCTCGCCCAACAGGCTGGAATATCAATAAACGCTTTTATTAAATCAGCCGTAGAAAAGCAAGTTGCAACTATGTTATAAATAACCATGGATAAAAAAGAACTCTTTATTTGTGAATGCAACAGCATCGAACATCAGATTGTGATGTCATATTTTGAGGATGAAAAGGAAGTATATTGCAACGTACACTTAAAACCCGAAAGAAATGTACTCAAACGAATTATCCATGCTGTTAAGTACATATTTGGTCATCGAAGTGCATATGGAGATTTTGACGAATTTATTTTCAATCCTAAAGATGCAGATAGGTTGCAAAGTGTTGTTGACCATTTGAGAACAGAAAAGCCGGAGCACTAAACTCCGGCTCATTAATTGATTAGCCCTTTGATTCTTAACCGATTTACGATTTCGGTGTAAAGATACTCTATATCCCCACTGAAATCCCCATAGTTCTGATACAAAAACACGACATCCGCACAGTTGTCGGAAATGGTACATTCTGATTGAACACCAAGAACCCTTGCTAATTCAGGTCGTAACCCTGCTGTCATTTTTCCACCGGCAAGCGAGCTTGGAGAAAACAGATACAGGATAATGAAAATGAACTTCTTCCGCTGGGTTACACTGTCAATATTCGGTGGACATCCTCTCTCATTCAGCAACTCAACGAATATCTTGTAGATTTCATGGATAAGGCTTTTGTCTTTCAAAATTGGGGCGGTCAAGGCGTTTTCTTCCTCTGAAAGTTCTGATTTCTCAATACGAATCTTTTTAAGACGAATTATTTTGTTAAAATCCAGTTCCATAACACGATTATTTTAAAAGTAAATAGTATATTTGCATCATAATCGTGTGAGGGAGGATTGAGTGGTCGTGCGCTTGGTTCTCCTTTTTTTTATTTTACAGAGTTATTCTTTTCCTGAATAATCCGATTTTGCTCGTTCACCTCCCTACCCCATATCATAGCGGAATAGATGGCTTTTGCATACAAAAAGAGTTCCTCACGACTGGTAAGGAACTCAACTCGAAGGGCTGCACATTTCGCATCAGTCCAGACATTTTCATTTCTACTCATTGACTATTTGTTAATTTTATAAATCTATTACGTTAATGGTTAACATACATATCCGCTTGCTAAACCATGTTATAAGATGGCTGAACAAAGGCTCATAATTTGCATAACTTCCACAAATCCGTACCTTTGCAATGTGTTTTTCATAGTATTAGATTAAGGTTAATAAAAAAGATTGGCTGTCTGGGAAGATAGCCTTTTTTTGTAACCATTGGCAATATCTTTTCTTTATTAATCACCTGGTCGTTCATACCGTTTCTTCAATTGTTTCAAGACTATTTCCATACCGTTATCCAACCCTTTCTTATAGCCGGACATATGTTCACCTATGTTGTAAATCAAACATCCTACAACAATAAGGACAACCCCTAAAGCTCTATGCCAATAAGGGAGTGATATGCTGAACGGCGAAAATGTCAACCGGAAATGCCCGATGAATAATACTGCGATGACGAATATCGCAATAAAGAAAATGAGGTCTGTTTTCATGTCAATTGCCGTATAGAATATCCAACAACTCTTTCGCTTTCTTATAGGTATCAAAGCCTTTAATGTTCGTCCACCCATACGAAAGACGGCTTTCTTTTCTGACTTGTACAAAATACGTAGTTATTGGAATACAGCCGCTATATTTTGTTTCTCTTACAATCCTATATCTTTCCATATTAAATACTGTTAACGCATAAGAAACAACACAGCAGCTACAGCCCAACCGGACAAAGCAATCATATAAAGTACAAATTTTGTATAACCAATCCATTTAGCTTCCCGATTGAATTTGTTTATCGCTCCTTTTAAGTCTCCAAACCGTTCTTCAATGTCCCACATTACATTTTCTTTGACAATTTTCCTAAATCTCTCCCGTACATTCTCTGGAATGTAGAACCTGTTATCTTTATAGAAGAGATATGTAGAGCAATCAATACGACAGTAGTCATTATAATCTCTTCCAGTGTCTATCTTGATTGTTATTTCTGCCACGCCTTTTTCTTTCCATAGGTCAATGGCGTGTTTCTCAATTTCTTTCTCATTGAGCTTGGCAAGGTCTGCAAGCTTGTTATAATCGTATTCGTCTAACTGTACAATCTTTCTCATAATTAATTAATCCGTTTCAGTACATCCTTGTTGGCTTCGAGTATCTCATCGAAAGAAGGGATAGGCATCCAAGCTACTGGTTCCCATAATGGAGGTATGCTGCTCATTGAACTATAAATAGGACTGTCTTTGTATACATCATTGATATAACCGTCCATACAGAACCATACTCCATTACAGTATGTGCCATTAAATATTGCGCCATGCTTGCACATGATAATGATATTCTCATTTTCTTCCGGCAACTGTTCCTTAACGCTTATCCACGGTGATTGCTTTGCCTGCCATTCGGCACCCTTTATAAATGCAGCTTCTGCAATTTCATCATATGTAATCCCATGATTAGGGCACTCATCTATTGAGTGATATTGGGCATATACACCCATTGATTGGGCAGTTGTACGTCTGCACTCTTTAGCTGCTTCTTCTACTGTCTGTTTCATTTCTTACCCTCCTTATCAAATTCGGATAATGCCTGCTCACAAAACTTGACCTGCTCCAAAGCATAATCCCTCTTATAGGTTACTATATCACGTGTTGTATAGTCCGTATAACATCGGTCTGTAGCTAACACTTGAAAAGGGACCCGGAACAACATTTAAAAAGTGCCCCACCCATGGGTATGTTTAACCGAACAAAATTGGTATATTCATAAAAACCAATGGCGTTCATAATATGTACCACATGGAAGAAAGAGATTCCATAATTCTCGCCTATAGGCGTGACGGATTGAGCATCCGTGAGATCGCCCGTCGTAACGGCATGAGCCGCAAGACTGTACGCAAGTATCTCCGGGCTTTCGAACAAGCGGTCGGTGACAACCCCGATGCGGAAGCAATGGACACGTACCTGCAGCAGCCGGTGCGCTATGACAGCAGCAAACGTGTCCGCAGAGTGATGAACCAGCAGGTGATGGAGGCGATAGACGGCTTCATGGCCCGCAACCGGTCTAATGCCGCGGCCGGATTGCGCAAGCAGCAGATGCGCAAGATTGACATGTGGCGCCGGTTGCGCGATCAAGGCATAGAGATTGCCTATTCGACGGTATGCCAGTATGTCCGTGCATTGGAAGTGGCGGTGTCCGCTCCAGCCAAGTCCCCGGCGGCGTTCATCCGCCAGGAGTATGAACCGGGGTTCCGGTGCGAGTTTGACTGGGGCGTGCTGACACTTTGGATTGCCGGTGTCAAGACGAAGCTGCACATGGCCGTGTTCACGATGAACCATAGCAACCTGCGGCGGGCATACCTGTTCTCCCGCGAGGACACGTTGGCCCTGATGGAAGCACACCGCAACTGCTTCCGTGCTTTGGGGGGCACGCCGCAAGTAATGGCCTACGATAACATGCGGGTGGCCGTCAAGAAGTTCCTTGGACAGGAGCGCGAACATACCGATGCCCTGCGCCGCATGGAACTCCACTATTGTTTCACCCCTCATTTCTGTAATCCGCGTTCGGGATGGGAGAAAGGTAAGGTGGAGCGTTCGGTGGAACATATCCGCCGGCGGGCTTTCGCCTATGATGTCCGTTTCGGTTCGCTGGAGCAGGCGCAGTGTCATCTTGACAAGGTCTGTGACAGGCTCAACGGGGAGGCTTCCAACATGTCTGCGCAAGAGAAGAAGGAGCGCGTACAGGCCGATATTGCGGCTTTGCGGCCGCTTGACCACGGTGACATGGGCTGCTTTGAGCAGCGGCATGCCCGTGTCGGGAAGTATTCCACCATTACCGTCGATGGTGTGCATTACTCTGTGCCTGACCGGCTTGTCGGTCGGGAGGTACCCATAAAGATGTATTCCGAGCGTATTGTCGTGCTTGACGGTCGCGACAAGGTAGCCACGCATGTACGCTCCCGGCGTCTCGGTGACTGGTGTATCGACCTGATGCACTATCTGGGCACGTTCCTTCGCAAGCCTGCGGCGTTGGGACGAACCACGGCCATGCGACAGGTACACCCGGACGTGGCGGCACTGTTTCGCAAACATTTTACGGATTCTCCCAGATCGTTTGTCGAACTGCTCGTGTTTACCCGTGACAACCAGCGCACTTATGCCGACATACTGGCTGCGGCAGACCGTCTGTCCTCCCGGGGACTCAAACGCCTGTCTTCCGAACAATTGAGCGCCGAGATGCTGGCCAGTGACGGCAATGGAACCGCAAACGTCCGTCAAGACGCGGCCACCCTGACCCCGTCCGATCCACAACAGACCGCCATTGAAGAATCGGCCTCACAGACATTGGACACACTTTCGGCGATGATCGGATGTGGCGCCACACAACAACCTGTAAACAAAGTTACCGTCTAACAACATAAAAATTGCATAGCAATGGAACAAAACGAAAATCAAGACTCCATACGCGAACGGATACGTGCGTATGCCTTCGACCTCAAACTCCCTCTGGTACGACGCGACATCGACCTGCTTATACAGCAAGGACTTGATGAACGATGGAACCTGTGGATGTTCACGGCCGAACTCCTGCGTCAGGAAAAAGAAAACCGCTCGGAGAACCAGCGTCGGCATCGCATCAAAAATGCCGCGTTCCCACAGTTGCGATACCTCAACGAAATAGACACGGACGCGCTTCCGCCAGAAGCGCGGAAGGCCTTGCCAAACCTTGAGACACTTGATTTCATCAAGGAAGGGCGCAACCTTATACTATACGGGAATCCCGGTACCGGAAAGACCCATCTGGCTACAGCCTTGGGGATTGCGGCCTGTAACGCGGGATACTCCGTACTGTTCACTTCCGTGCCCAGACTGCTTACGCAGATAAGGGAATGCCGGAACGCAATGACACTAAGGGCACTCGAGAACAAGTTCGAACGATACGACATGGTCATCTGCGACGAGTTCGGATACGTTTCTTGTGACAAGGCGGGAGCGGAGATGTTGTTCAACCATCTGTCACTCAGAACTGACAAGAAAACAACCGTCATTACAACAAATCTCGCATTCAACAGATGGGACGAGATTATTGCAGACAAAGTACTAGTTACAGCAATGGTAGACAGGCTAACGCACAAGGCGATTCTACTGAACATGACGGGAAAATCGTACAGAATGAAAGAAACACAAGATATGATAAATAAACAAATTTAA